AAGAAAGCCGCAGCGGTCGTCCTGCGCGAGGCCGATCCGGTGCTGGCGCGCCATCTGCTGCGCGAACTGCTGCGGAAAGTCGCGCGCGATGCGGCGGCCCAGCCGGAGATCTTCGCGTGACGGACGTGGAACGCGGCGCGATCGCGGACGGGGCACTTGCGGTGCTCACATCGTCGCCAGATTGGGTCGAAGACTGCGCGCGGTGGCGCGGGCGGCTCCTGACGGGACGCTTCCGGCATTGGTGCGAGGACTGGGACGGTCTGCCCGTCGATGACACCTGTCCCGAATGGCCGTGTGCCTGCGTCTGGGACGTGCCCGCATGACTGAGCAAGAACTCACGGCGCTGGCGCAAAAATGGAACCGATACGGCGATGAGGGGTTGGTGACCGCCGTCGGGCATGACGCAATGGCGCTCGCTGAAGGCTATCTCGCCCTCCTCGCCGAGCGCGATGCCCTCAAGGCGCAGGTCAAAGCGACACAGACGCTGGCGGCGGCTGGACTTGGACGTCAGCTTCACATGCCACCAAGCGAGCCATCACCGCCTGGCGCGACCACTCCACAGCCATGAACCCCGCCGCGCAGGCCGACGAAGAGGCGCTGCAAGACCTCGTCGCGTCCTGCTACGCCGACCCGCTCGCCTTCGTCCTCCAGTGCTTTCCGTGGGGCGACCCGCACACGCCGCTCGCCACCGAGCCCGGCCCCGACGCCGTGCAGCGCGAGTTCCTCGAAGCGCTCGGCGCCGAGATCCGATCGCGCGGGTTCAACGGTGCCGACGCGGTGCTGCCGATCCGGATGGCGGCGAGCTCCGGCCACGGGACGGGCAAGGCCCAGCCGGTGTCGCTCGAGCTCCATACGCCGCGGGGGTTGCGGCGCTGGGGCGCGCTCCAGGTCGGTGACGAGGTGTTTGGCGGCGACGGGCGGCCGACGCGGATCGTGGCGGTCCATGACCGCGGCGAGCGCGACGTCTATCGCGTGGCGTTCGATGACGGTGCCTCGACGCGGTGCTGTGCGGATCATCTGTGGCGGGTGCGCGGGCGGAACGAGCGGCGCCGCGGCCTCCCGTGGCGGGACGTCACGACGGCCGGCCTCGTTGACGCGGGGCTGACGCGGCCGAATGGGGTCGGACGGGCGCGGCAGTGGGAAATCCCGCGCCAAGGCGTGTGCGAGTTTCCGCGGCAGACGTGGACGGTCGCGCCGTATGTGCTCGGCGTCTGGTTGGGGAATGGGTGCCGCAAGACCAGCCGGATCACGACGGCCGATGACGACGTGGTGCGGCGGATCGCTGCGTACGGCGAGTCGATCCATCAGGTGCGGGGCAACTACGCGTGGGGGATCGATGGGCTGCGGGTGCGGCTCCGGGCGCTCGGGGTGCTCGACTGCTACAGCTACCAGAAGGCGGTACCGCCGGCGTATCTCGAGGCGCCGAGCGAGGATCGCGCCGAGCTCTTGCGCGGACTGCTTGATACGGACGGCGAGTGCTCGCCGGAGGGCTGTGTCGGGTTCAGTTCCACCAGTCGGGCGCTGGCCGATGACGTCGTGTGGTTGGCGCGCTCGCTGGGCGGCAAGGCGCAGATCCAGCCAACCGTCAAGCATCCGAAGTTCCCTGACGCGCAGGGGCAGCCGAAAGACGGGCGTCCGTGTTGGCGGGCCACGGTGCAGATGCCGGCGGGGTTCCGGTGCTTTCACACGGCGCGGAAGCAGGCGCGGGTGCTGGCGTCGGTCGAGGATCGGTATCTGTCGCGGTGGATCGACACGATCACGCCGGACGGGCGCGAGGACTGCCGCTGTCTCACGGTGGCCGATCCGCTCGGGCTCTACCTGACGAACGATTTCATCGTCACGCATAACTCGAGCCTTGGCGGGATGCTCGCGGCGTTCCTCCTCTCGACGCGGCCCGATTCGATCGGCACGGTGACGGCGGGCACGAACACACAGCTCACCGAACGCACCTGGGCGGCGATCCGCGCGTGGCTCGCGATGTGCCTCACGAAACACTGGTTCCACGCGCAGGCGACCGGCATCTACTCGGTGTGGCGGCCGGCGACGTGGAAGCTCATTCCGCAAACCTGCAAACCGGAGAACGCGCAAAGCTTTGCCGGCCAGCACGCGAAGACCTCGACGAGCTGGTATCTCTTCGACGAGGCGAGCGAGGTGGACGACCGCATCTGGCAGACGGCCGACCCTGGGGGGTTGACCGATGGCGAACCGATGTTTTTCGCCTGGGGGCAGTTGGTGCGGAACACCGGCATGTTCTACCGCATCTGCCAGGGCGACGCGGCGGCGCGCTGGAACCATCGGCGGATCGACAGCCGGACGTCGCGCTTCACGAACAAGGCGCTGCTCGCGCAGATTGCCGAGGACTACGGCGAGGAGAGCGATACGTGGCGGGTGCGCGTGCTCGGGCTGCCGCCGCGCGCCTCGGAGCTGCAATACATCGATACACTGCGGGTGCAGGCGGCGCGGCGGCGGTCGTTCAAGGCGAGCGACGACGAGCCGCTCGTCGCGGGGTTCGACGTCAGCGGCGGCGGCAAGGCGTGGAACGTGATTCGGTTCCGGCGCGGGCTGGACGGCAACGCGAAGCCGCCGATTCGGATTCCGGGCGAGCACGACGCCGACCGCTCGCAGCGGATCGGGCTCTGCGCGGAGCTGCTCGCCGACCGCCGGCCGGGGCACCAGCTCGCGGCCATGTTTGTCGATAGCGCCTTCGGGTCGCCGATCGTCGTGCGGCTGCAGGCGCTCGGGTTCGACAACGTCTACGAGGCGAACTTCGGCGGCGCGAGTCCCGACAGTCACCAGGCGAACCTGCGAGCGTTCATGTATGCGAAGGCGAAAGAGTGGCTGCTGCTCGGGACGCTGCCGGACGACGATGCGCTGTGCGAGCAGTTGTGTCTGCCGGGGTATCACTTCGACCGGCGGAACCGGCTACTGATCGAGAGCAAGGCGGCGCTGGCGGCGCGGGGGGAGAAGAGTCCGGACGATGCCGATGCGTTTGTCTTGACGTGGGCGCAGGCGGTGGCGGCGCCACGGCCGGCGTATGAGAGCAAGCGCGCGGCGCGGCCGGTGGCGAGTACGTGGGGGTAGCGACGGCGATGAAGGATCGGACGCTGGACCGCTGGCCGGTGGTGGCGCTGGCGCTGGTCGTGCTGACGCTGCTGGTGGCGTGCGCCGTCTGGGTCTGGGTGTTGTGGTGACGGGATGCCTGTTACGATGTGCGCCGGAGCCGCGTCGGCCGCAGGCGCTGCTCGCTCCGCATGACATGCAACACGACGACCCGCGCGCCGTCCACGCGGTAGAAGACGCGGCACGGTGGTTCGATAATCTGCCGATAGCGGCGGCCATCGAGCTCGGCCGGCCACGAGCCGCTCTCAGGAAACTGTTGCAACTGCTCGACGTGCGCGACGACGCGCTGCACGAGGGCGGACGCCGCGGCGGGATTGTCGAGCGCGATGTAGTCGGCGATAGTCTCAAGGTCAGCGTCCGCAGCGCGGGTCCAGACTACTTCTGCCAACGAGCGATCCGTTTCTGCATCCGTTTCTTCACCGCCGCATGGGAGAGGACGCGGCCCTCCGCGTAGTCGCGCTCCCCGCGGGCGATGCCTTCGAGGATGGTCAGCCGCCGCTGCAGCGTGTCATAGCTCTCCACGTCCACCAGATAGGCGCTCGGGAGGCCGTGGTGGGTGATGAGCACGGGTTCGCGGTCGGCCGCGAGTTGGTCGAGGACGGCGGTGGCGCGGCGTTTCAGGGTGGTGACAAGTTCAGTCCGCATGTGATACTAGAGTAGCACATGGCGATGGCAGATAAATTCATCTTGGACGCGGCGGGGGAGCCGGTCCCCTGCGATGACCTGCTGGCGTGGGCGCAGTGGTTCGAGAGCGGCGGCCGGGCGTCACGCACACTCGCGTCGGACGACATCCACGGGAGTCACGTTTCAACGGTCTTCCTCGCGCTCGATCACAGTTTCGGGCGCGGCCTGCCGGTGCTCTGGGAGACGTTCGTCTTTGGCGGGCCGCTCGACGGCGAGATGGAACGCTATACCTCGAAAGCGGACGCCCTCGCCGGGCACCAGGCGATGTGCGAGCGCGTGGGTGCTGCGGTGACGGGCTCTTCCCCCGAATAATTGTTGCGCCCGGCGGCGCGGCTAGGGACACTGGCCGCACCCATGCCGCTCCATGCCGGCGCCTCCCTCGATGCCGACACCTACTTGATTTCGACGCGGACGCGCGTCGTCTGGACGACCGACGAAAAACGGCGGTTGGACCGCTGCGCGAAAGACTTCAACCAGCACGGCGACAAGCTGCAGCTCAAGTGCGGCCAGATGACGTGCCCCGATCCGATCATTCA